TGCAGCTGATACTTTAGCTCCATCCATAAATACGTCACCTTTTTGACTCGTTACCATTATTAATTTTTCTAATAATTCTTCTACTTTACTCTTACCACCTGTACTTGTATTTGTATTTTGAGTGATATTACCTTTTTTAGCTATCAAGTTATCGTCTTGATGTGTTTCGATCATTTGACCATCTTTAGTTAAGATCATGTCATTTACTTTAGTAACAGGTGATTTAGCAGTTATACCACCTCTTTCTCCAAAAGCATCTTCTCCACTGAGCATTTTCTTATCTAATCCCATGTTCATTTTAGCTTCATCACTGACTTTCCCACCTCTAGGTACTTCAAATCCTGGATCTCCTTCTATTGCAAATCCATGGCCAGGGTCCTCAGGATTTTCAAATACAAGCTTTCTAGCTTCATTACCTATATTTAGGTATTCTACTGCATGGAATCCAGCACCTATTACAGAAGCAGTTTTAGTACCTTGAATACCTAACTTGGTTGCTGCTGCTGCATAACCAGCTCCTGGGATAGCTGCTGCTGCAGAGAGTGCTGCATGAGCATAATGACCCTCTCTAGTGTATGCTGCTGCGTTAATTAAATCGAAAAAATTACCTACTACTGGAATCAAACCCATTAAATCAAGCGCTAAATGCATACCAGGAGACATTTTAGAATCATCGTCCATCGTTCCACCCAAAGTCCTACCTCGTATAAACTCCTGTATCTCTTCTTGACTCATACCAGATGAATGCATTTTTGATATTTGAGGACCCATATCTCTCATTTTCATATCCGCTTTCGACATACCTTTATAAGGGTTCTTTAGAGTTCGTGTACCTCCGAAATCATGATCGAATCCGTGTTTACCTGTGTCAACCATTTTATTAATCCAATTATCTTTTCGGATATCTTGTGTATAACTGATTCTATCACCACCTTTAGTATTACTAGTTGATAAAGGAAATATTTCACCTGATGGTTTAGTTGGTACATTTTCTAAAGGAACACCGTATGGACCAACAGTACCTCCTTTTTCAAATTTATTAGTAACACCTCCATCTCCAAATGCAACTCCTCCTCCAGCTTCATTCATCTGTGATAGTGTGTTTTTAAACATTGAAGTAGAACGTTTATTTATTACTGCTTCACCACCTTCCATCTCACCAAATGGAGTTTGAATACCCCCTGATGCATGTGAAGGTCCATTAAGTAATCCACCGTCTGCTAGTTTTTTTTCTACTTTATCAACATTTGTGACTTTCATTACCTTACCACCATCTATAGTGGTGATAGCTTCATCAACTTTCATTTTCTTATTTGTTGCAATTATATTTTTATTTACAATTTTAGTTTGTTCAGCTAGCTCAGTATTCAAGTTCGTTTTAATATCCTTTTTTAGATAATGAATAACATCTTCAATAACATCAGCTGTAAGTCCGTCGTCAGTTACAAATGCATTAATTTCAGTACCTGCTCCTTGCAATGCTTTAGCAATTTGAGCATCAGTGAATTCTAACCCAGTAGATTCATCAATCAATTGCTTTGCTAAGGTATGAAATTCATCTCGGAAAAGATTGACTGCATCACCGGTGAAATATGCATTTACACCATCAACTGCATCTCTTTTCCCATTAACCCCTTCAACAAATGCTTCTATATCAGCTCTACTTACTAGATCAAGACTACTAATTTCACTCTGTCTATTCTCTATACCCATCTGCCTTCCACTATAACCAGATTCTTCGTTTAACCTATCTATCTCATTCTGTTTAGCTTTTGCAAAGTTGTCTAGTTTTGTAGTAGCTCCTCGGGTTGCAATATTCATCAAGTCGATGTCACTTGCACCATTTCTAACATGCTTGTTCCATTCATTCTCAGTAACATAACCTGCCTTTATAACTTTGTCTTTAAATGTCTTTAAACCTTCTTTAGATAAATCATCTGTACCGCCTGATAATTCCTTGAAGCTAGCTATAATACTAGAATGAACTTTCTTTTCAGCGTACATCATCTTATTTGATTCAACTCTCTGCATACGGTTCATCTGCTCCTGCTGACGTTGTAAATTCTTACGTGATTTATCTAATTCATCATCAAATATACCAGTTTCTGCAACTAAATGTCCTCCTATATATCCAATAGCAGCTCCAACACCTGTTCCAATACCAGGTAGAATCATAGTTCCAATTGCAGCACCAAGAGCTGCTCCACCTAAGCCTGATTTAGCTGCACCCTTTTCTCTACCAGATGCATCACCTTTTAAAGTTGCTACATCGTAAATTCCTTTTCCAATAATTGCTGCTCCTGCTAATCCTCCCATTAAAGCTCCTCCTGCAGATGAACTTAATCCTCCCATACCTTTTACACTGGCTTTTCCAAACATTTTAGAGCCTACATTTTGCATTACTCCACCTCCAAACTTGTTACCTTTAAGTCGCAAATCTGGTGTACCATCAGATTTTAACCCACCGCTCAACATTTTCTTCAACCCACCAAACATACTTGACATTCCTCCACCCATCGATACAAACATAGGTGTAAGTGGTGAAGAACCTAGAAGTAACTTAGTACCCAAAAGTACTGCAATACCTTTTCCGATTGTTTTACCAACACCCTCAGCTTTTCCATAGCTTCCAGAAAAATCTTTTGAAGCAAAACTTTTTAAGAATCCTCCTATTGCACCTCCTGATAGTTTATCAATAAATGATGCAACTCCCATAACAGCATCTTTAATACCTATAATAACACCTTTAATAGTGAATAGTACATTTTTAAATCCAGTTTTAAAAGCTTTAGATTCTAAAAATGTAAAGAATGTAGCTTCTAATTCTTTTAACCCAGTACCAAATACATCTAAGAATAAATCACCTATAACTACAGCTATACGTTCCATCACACCCAACCCTGCATCAAGTTTGCCTAACATTGGCAATGCTTTTTCAGCTAACTTGTATTGCTTATCTACTAGATCGTGTTTCATCTCAGCATGCTTTGCTTCCTTTTCTCGCTGATCAGTTGTTTTCTGCAATTGTCCTACTGTAAGCCCTACAGCTGAAGCTAGAGCTCTTTGTTGGTAAGGCATCATTTTATTAAATTTATCTAGACCTCCAACCTGCCTCATTACCTCTTCCATTGCTCCAGCTTCATCACCTTGCATAGCTAACATTCTAGCTTTTTGGAAATTAAGATCCATCCCAGTGATTAATTGAGCTTCCATTTCTTTTTCTATAGATGTCTCAAAATCTAGTAAACCTTCAGACACTTTAGCCATATCATCTAAAGTTAAACCTAAACGCCTAGCTTGAACTGCAGATTTAGCTAGTTCGTCAGCTGAACCGCTAAACGTAGCTAAGGTATCACCTGAAGCAGCAGCTATATCTTGAAACACCTGCTGTGGATTTAAACCTGCTTGTTCTGCCATTTGATAAGTCAAATCAGTCATATTGACAGCAGCTTCACTTGATTGACCGTTTACCATCATAAAATTACTAAGAACTTTAGCTGATGATTCATCACTTAATCCGATCGATAATTTTAACTCGGCCATAGTTTTAACTAGATCACCGGTTACATAATCAACTTTACCCATTTCATCACCTAGTGCTACTATTGCATCAACTGATCCTTCGAGGCTACTAGAGAATCCTTCTCCCATTTCATAGAAACGCTTTTTAATTAAATCAGCTTTCTGTAATATCTTATCTTGGTAAGGGCCTGCTCCAGCTAGTTTTTTATTAACTCGATCCATCTCTTCTGCTAACTCGTTACCACGTTGACGCATGGTTTCAAATCTTTGCAATCCAATTGCAAGTAGACCAGTAAATAGTGTTAATGGATTAGTAACTATATCTTTTAAAGTGTTAAATATTTGACCAGCGGCTCCTAACTGGCCATCTATCGCTTCTTTTATATTATTCTGTATTTTTTCTTGTTTATCAAGAACTTCTGTTTTTTTAGAAAGAGTCTTAAACTGAGTTTCTAATGTACCTAGTTCATCCATTCGCTGCTTCTGCATTGCAGATAAGCCTTTACTTTCACGTTGCTGTAATGAGTCAATTTCAGATCTAATACTTTTAATCTTATCTTCAAAAGGAATCCGTTGCTTCATGAAATTATTAAGCTCACTTGCTCGTTCAGCTACCTGAGCTGCTGCAGAGTTATAATCATCATAATCACTTATAGTTTTTTCTAAGATATTTCTATCCTCTCGCTTCATATCTAAAAGATTTTGTGTTTGAAGTGAAATAGATTTTAATTTATTATCTTGGACTTTTAAAAGATTTAAAGTTTTTTTCTCTATACCATGTAATGCGTCAGCTTCCATATACATCTTCTGCTGTAAATCTGATATATTTTCATAAGCAGTCGCCATATCGTGAACTTGATCTAACTGTTTACCGGTTAAATCAATGTTCTTTTTATGTTCATTTGCAACCTTCGGACCTGACTGATTATAAGCATCAGGTCCAACACCTTTTACAATATTTCTACTATTCTTTTTAGCCATGATTATCTACTAATTCCCTCTCATTCTTTTAAGATCAGATGGATCTAAATCACCATGAGTTCGTTTCATTTGCTGTTCCATTTCAGCAGCAGTTTTCTCAAGCTCTTTAGATAGTTTTAATAATTTTGGATTAGTTTTAATAGCTGCAAAATATTTTAGTTTCATTGCATTATTTTTACCTAATAAGATTTTTAGCAGCCAATTAAAGGTGCTTTCACTTATAATAGTTTTCTTTGTATTTTTCATAGGACTCCCTTTACATAGTTTTACATATATAAATATGTAATACCTAGAAAACCTACTGTTTTACCGTGGGGGGACTAAATATTTCTGACCTACCTGAAGAGTGATTATCAGAAGCTTTTTGAGCTTCAGCTCTCTCAGTATTAATCTTCTCTATCTGTTTAAGGTAAAACTGACGGAGGTACCTAGGCATATTATAAACTTCATCATGAGTAAATCCACCTTTACCGTAAAAGCAAAGCATGAAAACTTCTTCATGAATTAAAGCTCTATGCTTCGGAGCTAGGCCAAAAAAAGCCGGCGTCGATAGGCATATCGACAGTCTCCGTATGTGAACAACTATCGCATTCGAAGTTGAATTTAGTTATTACATCCGGAGCAGCTTCTCTCATATAATTACGTAATGCTAAAGAGTCTTGTGCAAATAATTCATTATCTACAAAATCTCGTATAGCTTTTGTATCACGATTACCGTTGATAGCAACTATTTGATGTTTTAATCTAGTTGTAAGTGTTTTACCAGGTCCTTTTTTGTTTGCAAACTTGGCTAACCCTTTCATTTCACTTTCTAATGCTTTCTCACTTGTACCGTTCATTAATTGAAAAGTAATTGAAGATTTAGATAATGGTAATTCAAATTCAAACTCAGATGAATTTTTTGTGTATTTATCAAAAGGTAGTTCTTTATTTGATAGACTAGTAAGATCTATAGTTAGTTTATTAACTTCACCACATTTAGGACAGTTAAGATCAATTTCATAATCTTTACCATAACCTAATATTCTTGCAGCTATCATTACTGCATTTTTATCACCAACTAATATATCATCGTAATTAATATCTGATACTAGAAGTGCATTGATAAGTGTATCAATAACTTTACCTTGTCTAATAAGATTTGCGGATGTAAGAATATCTTCTTCTCGTGCAGTCATGTATTTTAACTCTACTTGACCAGATGCCAAAGGGTGGTTTTCTGGATAGAACCACCCTTGACTTGGAAGATCGATAAATTCGGTTGGAAATTTCTTTTTGTTTTCTTGTTTAGCCGTAACTTTAATGTTTTCGCTCATAACTGTTTTCCCTTTATTTTTTAATTTAATATATGTTTATTAATATATTAGAACTGTAGTATTGCATAGTCGTAAGATAATGTAATTGAAAGCATCAATGCTGAATCTGTACTCCAATCTAAACTACCTTTAGCAGTTGATTGTACGTACGCACCTTTCAATGTCCATTCTTCGACTTTATCACCTACAGGACCTAATACATTAAAAGTAATGTCCTTCTTGTAGAAATCTGCATATCCGTCACGACCAGTAACAGATTCATGAGATAGTCTAACCCATTCCATTACAGCTTGTGCTGCTGATGGTACTACTGGATCGTATAAGTCGCATGTGACTGTTCCCCAATCACCTTTACCTTTTAGCTTTCTCTTCACATTAATGTGATCAAGAGTTACCTCACCAAAAGTAATTGATGGTCTGTCGATTTTTTTAATTAAATATGCAGGAATACCATCTATATACATGATAAACCTATTCTGTGTCTTCGGCTCGAATGCCGTGAACATTGCTTCTGTTGGGTCGATTAATTGTGCCATTTGTTCTCCTCGTTTATTCTGTTTCTACATTAATAAGTATGTAGTTATATAAAAAGTATCCTTTTTTTCTGTTATTATTCAGGGAATACTGCTCCTGTTGGTAAAATATTAAAGTCTAGTATAATAAATTCTGCAGATTTAGCTGGTTGTAAGAATATCTCACCAATCATCTGATTTCTATCTATTACATCTGCTGTGTTATTAGATCCATCCATTATCACCTTGTAAGCATATAACCCTTGTCGTTGTTGTACACTTTCAAAGTATGGATTTGCTATATTTAAAAATCTATTTCTAGTTGCTGAAGTGTTATTTTCAAATACTAAGTATTTAGTTGCAGATGCAATAAATTTCTTAGCTGCTATTAATAATCTTCGTACGTTAATTCTATCTAATGCTGATGGTCTAGCTTGAAGTGTTTTTTGACCCCAGATGCAAATTCCTTCTTTAAACGTAGCAATTGGATTTACTCTACCTTCATAAAGATCATCTCTCTCTGCATGCGTTAATCTTGTTGGTACATCAATAGCTTCAGTTAAAATACCTCTGTTCAATCCAGCTGGCGCAAACCATTCGAATGCAACCTGATCATTTTTAGATATTACACCTGCCATTACTGCAGAAGGTGGTACCCATACCGGTTTATTCTTATCAGTATCAAGTATTTTAACCCAAGGCCAATATGTAGCTACGTAGTTAGAATCAAGTGGCTTAACTGTATTAGTTACTGTAGATATAGTTGTTGTATCATACCCTACTGCATCCATTAGATATAAAGCATCCCCTCTGTCCTCACATAGATTTTTAGCATGTGTAGTTACTACTGAGTGTAATCTGTGATTAGGTCCTGGAGTTACCATTAAGTTAATGTCGTATTCATCTGGATTACTTACTGCATTAATTGCTCTTTTATAAGCTTTTGAACCACCTTTTTCTGCGTTTGATAAATCAAACCCTTGCATATTAGTAGCTACTATATCACTATCCTTTGCAATAAATCTTGAAGGATTAAGTCCATCAAAACCACCTTGTAAAGGTACTATAAATTGCTTAGTTGATAGATTAATAAGTGCTCCATCAGGTGTTATAGTTAATTCTGCTCCATTTGCTAAAGAAGCTGATGGGTGTTGTGTACAATGTGATAAGTTAAAGTGCTTGTTATCCCCTACAGTTGAATCTTCTGACGGTATTGGTAGTAAGTAATTATAGTTATCTTTATCTAAATAGTCAAATCCATAATGAATTCTCTTATTGTAAACGTTATCTGCTATTTGAGTTTTCTTAAGATTGTGAGTAGTAATTGTACCACCTGAACCTATTTCTACAGTTGCATTAGTGTGACCAATAAGTGATGCTGATGGCATAGTACCTACATTTGCTATAACTGGTTGAGATAAAGCTTCAAATCCAAACGGTACTAAATCAGCTGATATACCTTGGTCTTTAACATCTTCCGGTACCTCTACTCGTATATAGTAACTTAAGTTTGCATAATCACCATAAACTGTTACTTTACCGTTTGCATCAATTTCTTGATATCTGTCACCAATAACTCTCGCAATAAAATTAGGTGAGTTAGGGTCCAGAGTTAGATTGCTGTAAGTCTCTAATATATGAGGTCTTAAATCTTTGTCACCTGATGCTGGGTAAGGTGAGTTAGCTGCATGTATAGTACCATCAACGTCTACTCTTCGTAATGTTAGAGTAAATGTACCGTAATCTGATCCAGCTACTGCACTTGAATCTTTAATATTACTAATTGCGATTTTGTATGCATAATTTTCACATGATCCATGAGATCTAGTATGAACTTTAAATAACCTAGTTGTTTTAGGTGATGCATAAGAGCCTAAATTTTGTGATACAATAAATGGCGTTCTTGCTTCATAAGCATTATTACCTGCATATGTATGCAAGTATTTATTGTCTGCTATATTTGCAGCTACTGTTACTAAACTATCTGCAGCATATGATTTTGATGCATATGAGTTAAATAACATATAATTGTATACTGGTTTGTATCTATCTTTAGGTGTTCTTCCGAATACGTTACCAAGCCAATTCTCATTCGTTGTATCTATTGAACTAGAGTAAGTTGTATTAGAAGTTAATATATTACCTGTGTCAGTATGACCAGTTGTAAAGTTTGTTTGTGGTGAGTAAGTAGTTACTCCTGTTCCTGCTTGATCATCAGTTAAATACAATGTAAATGAACCTCCGTCAATAGAACCATTCAACGTACTATCACTACCTATCTTTATAGTAAATGATGCTGTAGCTGGTCCTGCAACTGGTTGAGTTAATGATGCATCATGCCCTACTTGAGGATTAGCTACATTTCCAGTAAACTTATTACGAACTTCTATTGAATTCGCTGCTGGTAGGTTAGCAAATGCTCCCATTGTTCCTGAAGTAAATGTACCTGAGTTACCACCTTGAGTTGAAGAACTTTGGAATGTTCTTGCAGAGAATAATTTTACACCTGGTACTCTACTTGATGTAATTCTATTAATAGCTGAGGCAATAACTTGTACTATTGAACCAGATAAGTTAAGTGCATTTATTTTAGCACCAACAACTGCAGCTTGTGGGTTAGTAGTGTTAGCACTAGTAGATGAAGATGGCATAAACATTTTAATTTGTTTAGTTACTGATGGCATTCCAGTTGGTGCTGCATTTCCTAGCATATTAGTTTGCGGAGCTTTTACTCCTTGCGAACCTGTAAAGAAGAATCCAAATTTTTCATCAGCTGCTCCTCCTGCAGGATCTGGTGAAGATAATGTAAGGAAAAATCCTCTAAAAGAACCAGTTGCATTACCACCTGAACCAGTGAAATAAAGGTTTGAGATTTCTCCTACACCATCATTAAATTTAGCATTAAATTTAGCATCACTATCAACATGAGTTGGGTGTAGTACTGCGACTAACTTACTAGTACCTCCTGCAGAAGATAAACTTCCAGCAGAGGATTCTACTGCTTTAATTCCAATTAAGTTCGGCGTGTAACCTGTTAATCCAAGCACACGTATAACTGTTACTCGACCAGCACTTTTTAAATAAGATTCAACTGTATAAGGAACATAACTATCTAAAGTTTTTGGTCCGAATACTTGTACGAATTCCTTAAATGATTCTATAATTGTAGGTTCAAACGCAGGACCTTTTACTGTTGGTCCTATAATTGCGGCTCCTATCTGTGCAACACCTGCTGGTAAGAAAGATAAGTCTCTTTCTCTTGTAAATACACCTGGGCTAACTATTTTTTCTGCCATTTCTTATACTCCTAGAGTTTATATTTTAATTCTATTCAGGAAACGCTGCACCTGTTGGTAATATGTTAAAGTCTAATATAATGAATTCAGCTGCTTTAGCTGGTTGTAAAAATAATTCACCTACCATCTGATTTCTATCTATTACATCAGGTGTGTTATTAGATCCATCCATTATTACTTTAAATGCATGTAATCCTTGTCTTTGTTGTATTGATTCTAAATACGGGTTTACAATGTTTAAAAATCTATTTCTTGTTGCTGAAGTGTTATTTTCAAATACTAAGTATCTAGTAGCTGATGCGATAAACTTCTTAACTGCAATTAATAATCTTCTAACATTTACTCTGTCTAATGCCGATGGCCTTCCTTGAAGTGTTTTTTGACCCCATATACATACTCCCTGACCAGGGAATGTTGCAATAGGATTTACTCTACCTTCATAAAGATCATCTCGCTCTTCGTGTGTTACTCTATCTGCTGTTTCAATAACTTCAGTAAGTGTCCCTCTATTAAGACCAGCTGGTGCAAACCATTCGAATGCAACCTGATCGTTAAATGCTATAGCTCCTGGTACTACTGCTGATGGTGGTACCCATACTGGTTTATTAATATCAGTATCAAGTATTTTACACCATGGATAGTACGTTGCAGCATAATTGGAATCAAAAGCTTTAATTGTATTAGTAACTGTAGCGATTGAGTCACCATAGTTAGCTGCATCCATTACATAGAATGCATCTCCACGTTCTTCACATAAATTTTTAGCATGTGTAGTTACTACTGAGTGAAGTCTATGATTAGCACCTGGAGTAACCATCATGTTAATATCGTATTCATCTGGATTACTTACTGCGTTTATAGCACGTTTGTAAGCTAAAGATCCATCCTTTTCTGCAGTTGATAAATCAAATCCTTGCATATTTGCAGCTGAAATGTTTGTATCTAATCCTACAAATCTTGAAGGATTAAATCCATCAAAACCACCTTGGAAAGGTAATATAAATTTCTTAGTAGCTAAATTAATTGTAGAACCACCTGGTGTAATTGTAATTGTAAGGCCTCCAGCTAAAGATGCTGATGGATGTTGTTTCTCGTTACTTAAATTAAATGCTACATTGTTACCAACTGATTTACCCTCATCTGGAAGTGGTTTTAAGTAATTATGATTATCAGATTCTAAATAATCAAAACCGTAATAAACGTTTTTGTTATATACATTATCTAGAATTTGTGTTCTCTTGCTAACTGATGGGTTTGTCTGTCCAATAATAGATGCAGATGGACAAGCTGTTACGCCATTGGTTGTCATTGAAATAGGATCAGTTAATGCTGCATGACCAAATGGAACTAATGTAGGTGGTATACCTTTATCTTTAACATCTTCAGGAACTTCTACCCATATATGTCTTGAAAGATTAGCATAATCACCTTTTATTGTTACTTTACCATTAGCATCAAAAGATTGAAACTTATCACCAATGACTCTCGCAATAAAATTAGGTGAGTTAGGGTCTAGAGTTAAGTTGTTAAACTGCTCAATAATTTCTGGCCTTCTATCTTGATCATTGCTATTTGCAAATGGTGATAGTTGACTGTGTATAGTTGAATTTACATCAACACTTCTTAATCTTATTGAGAATGAACCGTATTCACTACCTGCAACTGTGCCAGCTGCTCTAATATTATCGATAGCTATTTTGAATTCGTAATTAGTAGCTGACCCGTGTGCTCGTCTATGAATTTTAAATAAATCTATTACCTTACCACCAATTTTCTGTGATTGTACAAATGGTGTTCTAGCTTCATATTCATCTTTATTAGTATTATATAATGTACTTAAATCTAAAGTTTTTCTACCTCTTGTTGTTACAGTTGTTATACCGTTAGCGGGGCTAGAATTTGCATTTGATCTTGAAGCTTCGTTACTAAAGAATACGTAGCTATATACTGGTTTCTTTCTATCCTTAGGTGTTTTACCAAATACTTTTGATATAAAGTTAGCAGATGCTGGATTCAATGACATTGAATAAGCTGTATCACCTGTTGCTGCTGAACCTACATGATTTGGTTTAGTTGCTACAGGAGCTTGAATTTGATGTCCTGTAATACCTACTGTAGTATTAGTTGCTGGAGCATAATCTGCAGCAGAACCTGATAAAAGCATTACAAAACCTGAACCTGATACATCTAGTATAGATCCTGAAGTTGCAGTGAATTTAGCATCATCATCAACTTGTGATGGATGAAATGCTGCTACTGTTTTAGATACTTTAGCTGCTGGTAATCCTAGATCAGCGGTTACTGTTACTAATCCATTAGTAAGTGTGTACCCTTTTAATCCTAGGACTCTTACTATAGTTACACGACCTGCACTTTTTAGGTACGATTCAACTGTATAAGGTACATACGATTCTTTAGATTTAGGTCCAAACACCTGTACGAATTCTTTGAAAGATTCGATGATAGTTGGTTCAAAAGCTGGACCTTTTACTGTTGGTCCTATAATAGCTGCTCCGATTTCTCCGATAGCTGCTGGTAAGAAAGATAAGTCTCTTTCTCTGGTAAATACACCTGGACTGACGATTTTTTCTGCCATAATTAGCGACTCCTATGTTTAAGATTGGGCTGGCTTAAATTCCCCGGTTAGTGGATCTAATGTACCTGCGCCGTATTTATCATTTAATTCCTTGACTAGTGTTCGTTCTTGTTGCTCTAGATCAATAATTTCTTTTTTTAACTTCGTTTCAGCTTGTTGTGCAGTGTCTAGTTGTCTTTCTAATTGAAATTTTTGAAAACTTAACTGTCCAAACATTGCTGTTTTTTCTTGGTACGTTTTTTGTACCTCTTTAATCTTGTCCATCTCTGTGGATGTAAACTTAATTGCTTCTGACATAACTTAACTCCTTGTTTTTAATAAAATTGACATACTAAACCTCGATGTAGTCTTTAATAAATATCCTAATTTATACTCAAACACTCTGTTTTATGTTATCTAAATAGTGTTATACTACCTACTATGTAGATGGCAATATCCCAGGCTCGCTGGTATGTGAACTAGGTGAACACTTAACTATTATCCATTCATCTGATTTTAAGGTATCTGCTATTTCAGCTATAGTATACCTAGTTATTGAATTAATAATAGATGGGTACTTACCTTCGCTATTTGATATTATCTTCATAATGCATTTAGTTTTATCAGTATTATACCTAGCATGAGATAAGAACGTCTCACTAATATTACCGATACTAGCTAGTTCTGATTCTGTATGATCAGCTACTGTAATAATTATGTACTGTGTTGTTTTCATATTATATTGTGTCAGGTGGAATTTCACTTACCCAAGTACCACCATTATTTAAAGCCGGTAAAGTATCAGATTCACATTCATCAAAAGCTACAAAGAAACCTAGATTCTGAGTTGAACTCCATACAGGGTAAGAGAGTGTTCTTCTACCTGATAATGTTTGACTAGTTAAAGCTCTTCCAAAATCTTCCTCGTGATACTCACTTACCCTGTTATCTGTACTCTGTAACCTACTATCTAAAGAACTATCATTTCGCTTTCCTCTAAACTTCCATACTGCATGCAGTCTGTCTACACCTCCAGTGAATTTAACTGGTGCAGCTCCTCCGTCAGATCTAACATAATCAGATCCAAATGTATTACTGTAAGCTATTGGTGTATTTCCTGATGCTCCACCATAACCTTGAGTTATGTCTAAACTACCACTATTATCAGCTGCTTCAATTATATTAAATTCACCAATCTTACAAACCAAGTTAATTGCAGCTACAAAATTTCCACAACAGGCAAGATTATCCATATTAGACCCATTATTACCAGTATATATTACTGCATAAGAGCCGTCTGCTTGAAGAGCTCCGTTGGTTTGACCTCCTCCAATAAATTTGAATACATAATCATTACCTGCTATATCAGTTAAAGTAATAGTTTCATTAGTTGGTTTAGCACTATCGCCTGTAAAGTCTAAATTATCTACTATAGCATGTATATCTAAAGCTTTATCATAATCACTAGTATTAACATGGTATTGAATTTGATCGATGTTTTGTCTTAATGATATACCAATAGCATCATTTACATCTAGTGCAATATTTCCCCAGAAAACTGCGTCATGTACTGTCATAGCTAGATAATCTGATTGATTTCTCCCTATATAAGCTGCAAACTCAAATTCAGCTGCTAGGTAAGCATCTACCTCTCCTTGTGTATGTCCTGATCCATGATTAACATTAGGTGCAAATGGTATATCATAGGAATTTGGATAGTGGTATTGAACACCACCAGTTCCTCCAGAGCCATTTGGTACATGGTCTATAAAAGCTCCTCCACTTTCTTCATCTACACCATCTATATACAGTCTTATATCACTAAACCCATACCAAGTTGCTACTATATTGTACCAAGTATCTGCTACTATTTGAGTTGTTTGACTTTGAAGAATTCTTCTCTTTGTGATACCATTACCATAATGCATATTTCCGTGTCCTATACCAATTCTAGCTCCATCACTTAAAGTACCTACTAATCCAAGAAAAGGACCAGACCAGTAACCATTTTCAGAATCTGTTCCTATAGAGGTTGGGTTAGGTGCACCGTTAGCTGCATGTGTTTTTAAGATAAAATGCTTCATGTCACCACCGAGTACATGATTCAATATAACATCTGAAATAGTTGAAGCGGGAAATTTTACCCAAAATGACCATGACATTGGTGTATCAGGGCAAAAAGCATTGGGACCTTGCAAACTTGAGAAAGCTGCCTGACGTATAGCTCCGCATTTCTCACCTTGAAGATCAATAAAATCTGATACTCCATCAAGCTGTAGAGATTTACCACGAAATGCGGGACTTTTTCTAGTAGATAATGGTGTGAATGATCTATAAGCCATAATTATCTCCTATTACCATGCAGCTTCTGGAATTACGCGTTCTTGATATTGAATTGAAACACCTAGTAGATGTGCGTCACCTGCATATGTATCTGCAGCAGCACCTGCAAATCTTGTTACCTGAAAAGTAATTAAATCGAGAGCTGCTGGTGAGTTTTCAACTGTAAGGGCTACTGTAGCGTCTGATATAACTAGTTTTTCATCGTCATTATGAGCTGTAGAAGTAATAGCAACTGCACTATTAAAATCATTATTAATTGATTCATTATCACTTATTGCTTCTGCATATACCGCCCACCTTATATCATTATTTGTACCACCATCAGCTGTATCAGTCATAAAATAGAATCTAGCTTTAATAGTTCCAAGATCCCATTCACCTGGCATTGCAATCTGGAAATTAGCGGCTTCATTAGTTGATGCATCAAATGCAAGGTAATCGACTGTTGAATATGTTATATCACCACCTGCGTTACCTGGACGTTCTTCAGTCCCTGTTGATGCACCGTTGGTAACTGATGGCGTCATACCTGCAGCTGCTATATAGAAAGATCTGTAGTTACGTGATGCAACTGAACCACTTATGCGAATATTACCTGTTCCGTCAGAACCATGTCCAAGGTGTAGGTCACTAGAACCTGATATTGTACCTTCTACTGTTAATATTTCAGTTGGTGAAGATGTTCCTATACCAATATTACCAGAAGAATCTATTACCAATTCTGCATTATCAAGATTAGCATCTCCAATTGGTAAATTACCACCAGCTGTACCAATTCCGATTCCTACTTTATCTCCAACAGGATCAACTACAAGATCCATATATATTTGTGTTCCACCAGCATCTGGGGCATTAATTCTTATTCCCTTTGTAATGTCTTCATTAGTTGTTGAATTAAATCTTGCAATTAAATTATCTGCTGCAGCATCTACTTCAAGGCTACAATCTGGTGTATTTGTTCCTATACCAACACGACTTATAAATCTACCATCACCAAACGAACCTGTTGCAGTTATACTTGAACTTATATTTCCTGGAGCGTAAACATTACCAAAATAACCAGTCCCACTTGCGCTTATATCACCTGCTGATTTTATATTACCTGATGCTGTAACGTGACCTCCAAACGATCCTGACCCTTGAACAGTTAATGCTCCTGAACCTGATATATTACCACGGACTTGAAGTGTTTGTCCAGCTGCGTTATTTACTGTAGAGTTAGTAGCAGATATACCAACTCCATGCTCAGTAAGAGCCATTAAATTTAAGTTATTATAATAGAAATCTAATCCACCTGAGCCATCTCTAAATACAATTTTATTGTCTTGTGCATTATTACCAATTGAATAGTCACCTTCTGCTTCATTCTTAATTATAAGTGAATCTGAATCTCCTACAAACTCAGCTATTACTACATTATTAGATGCTGCAGGTACTGGATTAGCTGCTACTCTTAAGTATGCAAATGAACCTGTACTACTTGAACTTATTTCACCGGATGCTGTTATATGAGTAGCTGATATATTACCCATTATTGTTAAATTGTTAGTAAGTGTCATTGTAGATGCAGATATATTACCACCTGATCCACTGAACCATGCATTAGAAGCAGTAAGATTTCCGTGCATTACTGTTGGTTGATCGTTCTGCCCTGCAGTTCCTAAAATAGTAGTTAATCCATCTACAGTTAACCCAGCTCCATCCACTATCTCATGATTATGAATTCGAATTCTATCAACATCTATCCTACCAAATGATCCTGATCCAGCTGCACCTGAACCTGTCACAACTAAATTCAGAAAACTACCTGATTTAGCTACAACCATAAGACTTGCACTTACCACACTTGCAGTTACTCTGGAGGCGGTTAGATGTTGAACTCTTAATGTACTTGAACTAATATAACTACCAATTCCACTTGCCCATATATTACTAGATGCAGTAAGTTGTCCGTTAGCTTTAATATTCACAGTTGCAGTACCAAATGTACCGTCACCTAGAACGTATAGATCATTACTTGCACTAATTGAACCAGATACAGTCAATGCTTTAGTAGGGTTAGAGGTACGTATACCGACTGAACCTCTCTGAGTAGCAGAGTTTTCAGTAATTAAAGCTCCACCTGATACAAATAATACATTTTCCTCATCTAAACTACCAGCATGCGTGAGTCCCTGTATCTGGAAGTTCATCTCACCTTTGCTCTCGTTAATTACTACTTTACTATTATTAGTTGATCCTGATACTGATAATCTATGACCACCAGCTGATAATCTTAATTTATCTGTATTACTAAATAGTAAATGTGTATCTGTATCACCTGAGTGGTATATAAATCTATCAATACCTACGTCACCAGCAACTTCTAATTCATATGCAGGAGCCATTGTATTGATACCAACTTTTGCATTTCCAGAACCACCTGCACCTGGACCTACACCTGATGAGTCTTGTTTACCCATAAAGTAGTGAGCTCCTGACCCTGAAACTCGCAGTGAGCCTGTCATCATTTGCATATCATCATTAGTATCACCCATCTTATTAGAGCCAGACGAGAATGTTATAGAAGCTGATACAAATTCAGTGTGAAACTCTTGAGCAACTACAATATCAGATACAAATAGATTACCAGTTATAAACATATTACCATGAAAACTTGTAGTACCGGATACTTCAAGAGCTCTCATTTTTCTGAAGTGCTCATTGTTTAAGGTACCTGACATTACAGTAGTACCGATAGTTTTCAATGTATGACCTTCATGACCTAAACCATTAGTTGCTGATCCTGAGAATACAGCTGAACCTGTTACGTTAATCGTTCCAGATACTTCTAAAGTTGCATTTGGTTTCGTTATACCTCCTATTGCAGTTCTAAACCGTTTACCAGTTTGACCACCTAGTATTAATGAATCAGCTTGAGCTACAGAAGCACCTGTTCCAATTGCATACGCATTATCTAAACCAGCAGATGCATCAGAACCTGATCCTATTAAAACATTTTTTGTGTTTGTATTTACTGATACTCCAGCAGAACCACCTATTATTACGTTATCCGCTCCAGATGTTATAATTTGTGCAGCTCTTGGACCAATTACTGTATTATGATCACCTGTCATGACACCAGTTTCTACTGCTTTATGCCCAATAACTATATTTTCAGTTAATGAAGTTGCAGCATTTGCTGCATCAGTACCCATTATTATGTTATCTACACCAGTGAGTACGCCATCATATGCAACTTGATACCCTATAGCAACATTTCTTGCTGCAGTTGCTTGTGTATCTCTTAGAGCTCGGTACCCTATTGCTATATTATCTTCTCCACCAGTTACTGTATTCAAAGATAGTTTACCAATAGCAATATTTCTATCACCTGTAGTAATACCTGCACCCATTGCAGTTAATCCAAGTGCAATATTATCTGAACCTGTTGTCAACTCTTCTGCAGCTTGTTTACCCAATGCAATATTGTTGGCTCCTCCTAACAATGCATCTAATGCTAGTTGACCAATACCAATATTATCAGCTCCAGTTACAAGAGATCCCTTCATTGCATTGTAACCGATAGCAATATTTTTATCTGCAGTTCCAGCTGATGTATAAAGTGCGTGATGACCAATAGCAATATTATGTTCGTTGTCAACCATTGCTTTTCCAGCACTTCTACCTAAAGCAATATTACCTGTACCTGCTATTAAACTGTTCAAGGTAGTTTTACCTATCCCTATGTTAGTGTTACCTGTGGTTACACCACCTGACATTGCATCGTGTCCGATTGCAATTGAATCAGTTGCAGTAGTTAAGTTTAAAGCTGCTGAACTACCAATTGCTACATTATCTGCACCTGTAGTTAAATCTTCTAAAGCTAGAGTTCCTATAGCAGTGTTATAATCACCAGTAGCTACACCAGTTTTTATAGCCATATGTCCAATAGCAATATTACTTTGGGCACCAGCTACTGTGTTATATAATGCACCAGTCCCAATTGCAATACAATTCTCAGCGGTAGTAGCTTTTAGTCCTGCAGCTTCTCCTATGAACACATTCGCATCACCTGTACTTACTGCTTTACCAGCATTATCCCCTATCAGTACATTCCGATGACCACTAGTTAAAGACATACCTGACTGGTAACCAAATCCTATATTAGCGTGACCATCAGTAGCTGTAGCTACACCACCAGCGGCTACACCTAAGAATATACTTGTAGCTGCACCTGAACCAGAAACATATATCATTTTCTGATTGTTGAAGTAAATTCCGTTTGTATTATCTGAGTTATGGAATGTACCTGAATTTATATCTATAGTTCTTCCTTGAATTATATTTAAGGAACCACTTACAGTAACTTGCTGGTTGAGTTCATAAGTTGCTGTATCGTACGGTATATTAAATCCTGCTTTACCTAAATTGTTCAATCTAAGTGATTCAGCATAAGTACCGTTAGCACTCCATGCACTATGAATAGCTTTTGAATTACGCGTTCTAAATACTAACGACTCTTCAAGCATATTCTCTTCTGCAGCCGATCTAGATGCTACTGCTAGCTCCCAAACTCCTTGACCGGATTCTAAATATAAAGATGCTGATGTGGCTTTAGTTGCAGATTCTATTTTTACTCTTGTATCTGATGATGAGCTTACTACAAGTTTTTGATCTACTTGTGAATTTGAACCAGACGGTACACTTATACCAACATTATATTCATCATTAGTTGAGAAAAATACAGATTTAGATACTTGAGAGATTACAAATACATCGTCACCTACTGTACCAGCTGAATAATCTCTTACCCTTACCGTATCACTTGCAGATACATGGGTTGCATTTTTACTACCATACCCGGCATATATAAGTTTACCTTTTTTATACTGTAACCCGTTATGTCCTGGATCAGATATTGTCAGTAGATGCGTAAACTCTACAGGATTATCTTGACCTGGTTCATCAAATGTACCAGTTTTTAAACTACCGGTGGTTCCAATACCAATGCCATTTAAAAAATAAACATCTGATCCGGATTGAAAAATACTTCCAGTAACAGTCATTGTATCATTAAAGTCGCCACCGAATTTAGTTGAACCACTTGTAAATATTATTGATTGCGATACAGTTTCAGAATGAAATTCTTGAGCAAATACTGTGTCAGTTACTATAAGGGAACCTGTAATAACTGCATTTCCATATACATCTAAGGCAGCTACTTCACCACCAAATCGAGGTACATTATATTTACCCTTTACCATCCCTCGAGTAACACGAGCAGGTTTTTGATCTTCAATACCAGGATTATCTAAATAAATAAATTTAGCTTGACCTATACTTCTAAAAGATCCTTGACATGATCCTGATACGGTCAGTGAGCCTGTTATCCAGGTATTTCCAACTACCTTAACTTGATCAGTTCCACAATCATCCCCTAAAAAGGTTGAACCAGAAACTGATAAATGTGTATCTATTTGAACTCTTGAGACAGTTAGGTGCTGTAGATCTTGTATGTTAGCGAGAGATGCATTACTTGCAGTAATTCTCGGTACATCAATGCTGTTAACACGTGAACCTGTACCATCATACAACCTAGAGGTTGCACCATCGTGTTGCACGATCGCTTTATATGAATTCTTTATTTTTTTGCTGCTTAAATCGCCTGGTTTAGCCATATCTTTCCCTAATAGTATCTATCCTATATAAATATGTATTTTATAGAAAATCACTTATATTATTTATATCACTTATCGTTCTTGTTTTAAATGCAATATTGTATGATGTAATGTTTTTACCTGTTGAAGGTTGCATATCTTTATCTTTAGATATTAGACCTGCTTTTACATTTAGATCAATATTACTTGTTACTAGCCTGTCACCATCTGATGGTACTGTTGTACTTAGGTCAGTTGATGAATATGCAGTCATAAACTTATACTCTATTCCCCAAGCCTTTCCTTGATGATCCCAAAACATTTCATTTATACCGTTTATCTGTTCAATATAATCACAATATATTTGTATATTATATGATATATCTACAAAAGTAGGTACAATCATGGAATACCTCTCCCTCTTCGGTTGCCTACCAATTTGGGTTGAAAATTTATCATATTTATTTATTTCCGAGTACCGGTTAATAAAGTGATCCATCATCTGATCTTCACGACCACTAAATACATTTAATTTAGCTAATTCTGTATTTTTACTTACATTAGTTCTTGAGTACACAATTAAAGGGAAATTACTTTTTGATTTTCCATCTTTCAAAGCAGCTAATTTTTGCATTGATGTCCATTTTTCTGGTGAACCATACTGAACTGGTACAGGTACCTTTCTGCCGTTCTCTAGAATGTAAGGGTTTATTACCTGCTCTATATACCGCTTAATTGCAAAATCAATATCATATAAGGTAATACTAATACCGTTATTTGTATCAATATCTCTGCGTATCTGTGACTCACGTCTCACCAGTTTAGCAGATCTAGGTGCTTTACTAAAAGCTTTTGATGTCGGTTCTGCAGTTTCTAAAGGGTTAAATGCAGCTGGATGAAATCTATGAAGGGTTGATATAGGTGTGTTTCTAGCCATAATTATATTCCTTTAGGAAACGAGTATTCAGAAGTATTAGAGCCATACCTAACATCTTCTATATTTAATCTACTCATTCTAGTCATATGTGTTGTACATATTATAGAGTGTGAGCTACCATGCTCGCCACCAGTTAACGAGTAATCTGGATCCTTACCACCAATTATTTGATTATCTACCATTGAATCTATTTCAAAATATGCTTTATCCCATTCAACTATATCACCAACCTCAGGTACTAAAGATATCTTTGTAAACTCTTTTCTTAAAAAAGAGAATACTGCAGCTTGCTGTAAATCAACTCCATAAGCTTCTTCAACGTAACTTTGATTACTTCTATCAACTAACGTTGGCAGCTTTATTCCTGCATAATACCTTTTATCTGTACCTTCACCGTATACATTATCACCAGTTTCATCTATAACTAATTTATAAAAATAAATTTCGGTTTGAATAACACTATTAATGAGTTCTTCATTAAGTTTTTCAAATAAACTAATATCTCTTGCTCCTGAAAATAGTGGCATAATTATCCTATATAAATTTTTAATGGTACACGGTTTAATGATTGTTGAAGATTTTCTGATTCCTCTCGCTTCATCTCTAACTGTTTTGTCCTGCTTGTTGCTTCTAATGTTTCCCTTAACTGAGTAAGTAAATACTCTTTTTCTGTTGCTGCTTCAGATTTTAGAGTAGATCCATCTAAACTTACTTCTGAATTTGGAATAGGTATAGTTCCGAATTTACTTCTTACTGCACCTAATAGTTCTTTAGCTAATGCTGCTGCATACTTCCATATCCACTGCTTTCCAACACTATTAATTTCTTTGTATGTTAAGTTAGTTAGTGGTACATTACTATAATCACTAATTACCCCCTCACCGTTGTTTCCATAATCATTAGTTCGTAGAGGATCGTTTCGTTCTGCTTCTACGTAATATTCAAACCAAACCTTTCCTCCGGATGATCCTGGTCTAGGAAATAGTTTTAACTCATTATTACGTAATTGAAAGCTGTATGCTGATTTTCTTATCTGATCATTGAACTCAATTGCTTGCATACGTAATACATCTGCATAAACTGGCATTAATAAGAAATTAATCCCTGGTGACATTCCTCCAAATCCAAATCCATCTAACATTTGCTGAGAGCCCATACCTGTACCTACAAAAGGATCAAAAAATCTAGTTATAGCTGGTGTAGCTTCAAAAAATACTTTAGTTACTACTATCCGTTTACCTTCTTCATTATCATTTGCCCACAATTTTTGAAGATTATAATCTTGCTCGTTTTTCTTTAAAGTTACAGATCCCGATTTATAAGATACATTACCTCCGGAACCAGCTTCAGTTCCATAATTCTCTGCAATAGCTATTTGAGCCCCTAATGTTGATGTTATGTTTTTTCCTGTGAATGAACTTCCGGTTGAATACCCTTTTACATCCAACATAGTTTCACGTATACGAAACTGATTTACTTGTGCACCATACTCAGTTACTGACTCTTCAAAACATGCATAGAATTGAATATCTTGCATTTCAATGTCGGTGATAGGGTAACCTAACTTTTTAGCACAGAAATCAGCTACCTTTAAGCTCTCAGATACATAAATTGAATCGTTATCATATAACCCAAAAGGTGTGCTTCCACTAACTGTACTTATACTCCCGCTTCCGGGCCAAATCTGAATATCTAATCGTGCCATAAAAATTCCCTTAAAATATGATTATAGTTTATCATATATAAATATGAAGGAACCTAAGAAGAAGGGAAGTTTTCGTATACTTCTAATAGGTCTTTAAGAATAGGGTGTCGGTAATTTTCTAATAACTCAATCGTATGTATACCTTTAACCCGTTTAATAGATGATAGAAACGCTAAACCACTATCCCTCTGTCGTTTTAAGTCGACTTGACCTACATCACCACAGAAAAACATTTTTGAATCTCTACCAATACGTTGCAAGATCATTAAAGTTTGAGCGTTATCAAGATTTTGACACTCATCTACTAATACTACTGAATTGGTAAAAGTTCTACCTCTCATATAAGATACTGGAACAATCTCTATCTGTTCTCTAGCAACCATTTCATCAATGCGCTCCTTACGTAACAACTGGTACATGTTACCATAGATAGGTGCTACCCAAGGGTCCATCTTTTCTTTAATATTACCTGGTAGGTGTCCTATATCTTCTTTAGATATAGTTGGCCTCGTTATTACTATTCTATTAACTTGCTTTTCAAGTAAAGCTTGTAAGGCAATTTGGCATGCAAGCAATGTCTTACCACTACCAGCTTTACCTACTATAACGGATACATCATTTTGCAATATCTCCGCTTTTGCAGTCTTTTGTTCTTGAGTTAATGATAGCTTGAAACGATATCCCTTCTTGTTGTTCTTTGGCTTGTCTTTGTACATATAATCTCCTAAAACTTTTATATAAGTAGTCGTATATACGCTTAACCAAAAAAAAAAGACCTCAAATAAATGAGGTCTTTTCTTAAATAAATGTGAAATCTATTAGATAGTATGTAACCCTCTAATGTTGATTTTACCATAAAATTCTGGTCTTACAATTTTCTTCGCGTAACGTGTCATAACACCTTTACGTGGAGTGAAGTTTGTAGGATCATAAACTAAAGGAGTCATAATCAATGGAACATAAGGAGCATATACTGCACCCGTTTCTAAGAATTGTGTACCTCTAAAGCCCATTAAGATAGTGTTAGATTGTACATAAGGATTTTTGTAAACAGTAAATCTGTTTGCTAATTGCCCTACTTTCTGAACACCCATTGCAAATGATGATTGGTTTCCATCTGTTGATGCTGCATATCCTGGAATTGATTCTAAGATAGTTGCAACGTCTGGAGAACAAACTAACCAGTTAGCACCTCCACGCATTGTTTTAGCGTGAATTTTATTCGAAACTTTTTGTATTTTCGTACCTAAAGTTTGGAACCAAGTACCTTGGTTGTAAGCTTCACCTGTATTAGCAGTTGCGAATACGTTGTTACCATCGTATTTTTCACCTACTATAGCTGACCAATTTTCTTCAACTAATGCATTGTTCATTAACATGTCTAAAATCTCTAAGTCAATCTCTTGAGAGATGTATTCAGATAACATAGAAGTTAATTCAGCTTCAGCATCAATTGAGTGATAAGCATTAAGATCTTGCGCGAACTCTGGAGTCCATACAGCCTTAAGTTTTCTAGTCTTAGCAACAATTGCAATAGACTTCATTTCCAAATTAATTTCTGGAATCTCAAGGTTGTCTGTATCTCTTGGCTGTCCTGCTTTACCATCCTCAAAGTCACCTCTTGTAGTATCAGTTGGTAATACTGGGAATTTAACACCAAAAGTAGTTTTAATCATACCTGCACCAACACCAGCACCATTTGAACCAGAAGCTACAAATCTAACGTGAGTTGCTGCATCTCTAGTTACTTCAGTACCAGCTGCATTAGTTAATTGTGTAAATTCACTAAACTGAGCTTTTACTGCATCAGTAGTTGAGTGATTTAATTTCCATGATTTAACTGCATCTAGGTCATAAGTAGTTCCTGTAGCTAATGATTCTGTTACACCTGATAATGGAATAAGTACATTATATACTGCTCCACCTAAACCGAATTGACCAGCATAAGATTGAGAGAATACTGTATTAAAGTTATACATATCACCTGTTAACGATCCTGTAGCTGCAGTAATTGAATTAGATGAAGATACAAAGTTAATTGAGTATCCATAACGACCTGATCCGTAAAGACCTTCTGTAGGGTCACCGGTAGCATCAGTTTCACCAAAGACTGAGTCTTTTTGTGAATCTTTACCTGAGGTAGTTGTGAATCCTTTTGAGTCATCAGTTCCATACTTGTAATCCAAGTAGAAAATTAGACCTGAAGGTAAATTCATAGGTTGAACCGAAACAAATTCCTTTGCTGCGATCTCGGCGAACACTCTTCGAACTAATGGTAATGCAACACCTGACCACTCTTCTGAGTTAGTTGATGTACCAGTTCTTGATGCTTCGTCGATAAGTTGTTTAGCTTGGTTTTCTAGCAATATTGCCATACCATGCTTTTCGTATTCGTTGTCCATTCCTTCTAATAAACCAGTTCTGTTCCACTTAGATACAATTCCTCTTGTTTCAGATAATTGTGCTTTGTGATTATTACTAGTATTAGCAAGGATATTTCCAACTGTAGTTTGTCGTGCCATTTTTTTATCTCCTCGATATAATTATTATTTTGTTAATCCGGCTAGTTTTTTAAATCTTGAAGCCATGTCAGCGCCCTCAGAAATAATTGCTCTACGTGGTTTAGTTGACCCAACCGCTTTTGATGCAAATCCTTCTTTAATTGCTTTTTTGCTTCTTTTCATTCTAGTAGCCATTGTAGATTCTGCTAAAGTAGTATAAACTAATTTAACTTCTCTAGTTGATTTTGCTCTGTCGAAAGTTTCGATTACTCTTAACTTCTGACTTTCGTTCAAGTTACCATTTCTAAATAATTTGTTAGTAAATAACAATTTAGCATTTAATAGGTTAACTTCATTGATTTTACTTCGTAAGAATTTTACTACTGAGTAAGATTCTTTAAGTTTTTCAGTTAGGTTGTTAATCGTTTCCGACTCACCTTCCATTCCGTCTTCCGATTCTTCTAATTCTTCTTCTTCTTCTCTTAAAGATCTGATGACTTCCTCTAAATCGATTTCGTCTTCATCTTCTTCTTTTAAAGTATCTAAAGTTTCAGATTCACCTTCCATACCGTCTTCTGACTCGGCTACTACTTTAGCACCTGTTCCTTCTGGATCATCTGTGCTATCTGCATTAGCTGCTGGTGCAGGTTGTTTGTTATCGGATCCTCCGATTCCTGATGATGCATCATTACTTTCTTCAAGTTCATGCTCATCTTCTTCGATTTCATCTTCTAGTTCTTTGATGATAGATTCTAATTCTAACTCATCGTCACTTTCTTCCATGTCATCCATTTCATGCTCGTCTTCACGCATTTCGTCATGTCCTTCGTGATGTCCTTCCATTTCCATTTCATCGTCCATTTCAGTCATTTCGTCTTCCATGTCTTCTTCCATTTCATGTTCGTCTTCACGCATTTCATGCTCGTCTTCACGCATTTCACCCATGTCGTGTTCGTCTTCTCCCATTCCGCCTTCTTCCATATCGTCCATTGCTTCATGCTCGTCTTCACGCATTTCGCCCATGTCATCCATTTCTTCCTCATCTAAATCATCGTATTCTGCTTCTTCTTGAATTTTAGCAGAAATCATTGATTGTAGTTTTGGAGTGAAAGCTTCCTCAAGAGCAAGTTTTGCATTAGCAAGAGCGGTTGTTCGAACAGCTTTAGCATCAGCGATTGCTTCTTTTAATAGATCATTCATTGTCTATTCTCCTTAAATTTGTTTGTGGAAATAAGAATATTTGAATTCTTAATAATAATTAGTTTCTATATCTCACACTACATAGGTTGCTTAAAAAAGCGTAGTGTATTCTTATCTAGAAATAAATAGAGCAAAAAAAAAGAAACCACTAGGGTTTCCTTTAATTTATATAGTATACTATTATTACTGCGCTTTACCATCAACTATAGCCACCCAAGTTTGCTTACTTTCACGCTTTATATTACGAATATCATTCATACTGGTTATAGCTGCAACTCTCTTACGAGCTTCATACTTTGCTTTGGAAGGTTTTTCATATCTCCTTCTCTCTTTAAGTTCATCAATTACACCAGTCATTTTCATCATTTTCTTGAAACGTTTTAATGCCATATCAATACTTGATCCTTCTGGAATTTTAATACCTCGAGCGCAACCTGGTATTTGATAATCTTCCCGAGTTAATCGCTTTCTTTTCTTAAAGTGCGGTTTTTTGGAATCGTGATTCCGGGTGCTCGTATCTGATTGATTACGATGCTTTTGTTGTCTGTTGTAAGCCATTTAGTTTATTTTAGTTTATTACTTAATTTATATTAAATATACGAAAAATAATTTAAACAACCTACTGAATACCAATTTATTTGAATGTCTTTCTCATCCATAACAAAATATAATGTGTTAATTCCTTTCCTGCAGGAACAATATCACTTCTCTCTGTCATAGGACCATTTTTCCAAGCCTTCCATAGCTTTTCAATGTCTTTTAGGTGTTTATCTAGTTTTATAGAATCCATAGATTCAACATACTCTTCGTTTATTGTATCTTCAGTTACTTGAGATTTTTCATCAGTTACCGGATTCCATTTCATCTTCATTAATTTTGAGGATGGTAAAGCACCTAATACATTTTCACTTAATAGTTGCTTTAATTTCATATTGCTAAATTGTTTATCTACTTTCATAATTCTCTCTATTTACCGTCATCAAATTTACGTTTTCTACCTTTATCATCGGTGTAAAAAACTTGCTTTTCTTTTAAATTAGCATTTTTTGGAGCTACTGGGACAGTATTATCTACATCTGCTATTTCATAGTAACGGCTTAATTTACCACCGATATTCTCGTACATAGCTTCTAAACGATGTTGCAAGGTGCCTACTTCTTTAGCTGTTTTTTCAAATAACTTAACACTGTCATTAATTTCTTTAACATCCTTCTTAACAGTTACACCATCAAACCAATCACCTGTTTCATCTAAAGCTAACCTACCAGCATACTCACTTATAATTTTTATTGCTTCAACTACATCCTTAACATCTTTTTGTCTATAAATGTGTTGTTCAAATTTATTAAACTTGTTAACTGCATCTACTACAAGCTTTCTCTGTTTACCGCTTAATTTACGGTAATTTTCTTCTTGCTTTGTTTCTGTCAATATTTTTTTCATTCTAATCATAGTTTTCCCTAGTCTACTGGACAGCACCCTTTCATCTCACAGAGGATGTCTCTAATAATTGTGTTTACTTTTGCATAACTTTGATTTTGTTTTAATACACCTTCTGATAAAACACCCTCACTCTGTACAGGTTTCATAAATGCTCCATGTGTTGATGGGTTACTTACAAAGTCCCAACATATAAGTTCAAAATCATCTTCTACTGCTACTGTACCTTCATCTAGCTCTCTGACTGATCCTAACCCTCTTGAGCTGATACCTAATAGAATACCTGCTTGAAGTAATTCTTTAAGGATATTACCGGATGGTGTGCCTAGAATTTCAACTTTACCTATAACATCGTCACCATTCCACCAGCAATCTAATATATTATGAGATACATTGTTTAAATTTACTACTGATGATTCAGGGTGATCTAATTCTCCTAGAGCTCGTTTTTCTGCTATTTGAATTTTTTTATAGTTAGCTACTTCACGAGCTAAAATTTCTTTTGGATATATTCTACCGTTTTGATTTTTAGCTCCTGATCGCTGTAATACACCTTCTACTATCACTCGTCCACCGTTACTAGACATTGATTCGTTAATTTGCTGTGGAGTTACGTGAAACGGTATATAATCTACTAATACTTGTCTTTCCATTATGATCCCAATTTCCTTATTGCGGAACCAATTCGAACCATACGTTCACTAATTTTTCCAAATTTAGCTTGTGTTGATTTCCAGTAGTTACCATTAGTTACACCCATCTCAGTTTTTAACTTGTTGTTCTGGTGGATTATTCGTTCTATCTCGAAAAGCTTCCGATTTACCTCTTTAATTGAAGTGTTAACCTTTTGCTTTGCTGACATTGAATCATCTTTTTTATAATCATTATAGTTCACTTCTGCCATAAATTTTTTATAAGTTGACTCACCTATGTTACCTTTATATATACGATTAGGTTTTTTCTTTACTAAAGTCATTCCAGTACTATTGGTTGCAACATCTTTAGTTTTCTTTTTGTCTTTTTTTCGACCTTTCCCAAACGCAAATGGAGTTTTTGGAGGCCCTTCACCACCATCAAGATTACCAGTCACACTCATCTCATCTAATTCTTCTTGAGATTCCTCTAACTCGTTTAACATTTTTTTAATGTATGATTCCATTTATAAACCTTTCTCTAAAGCTTTATAGTGCTTCTTTTGGAGCTTATCCACTTGCTTATCCATCATTTTCAGCTTTTTCTTATCAGCTTTTGCCTTTGCTTCCTGTTTGTCGGTATATCCAAAATTTAGAAAGTCTTCTTCTCTTCTTTCAATGCTTGATCGGAGCTTGTCAGCTTGTTTACTAACCTCTTTGAATTGATGTAAGGGACTATTACTCAACCTATCTATAGCATCTTCATGCTTGAATTGGTTCTGAACATTAATATGATTCTCGTGAGGCATGTCCGTCAGGACTTTTAACGCCTCTTGATGATCTTCTAATGTATAGTCTTTAGTATCTTCAAAAAAAGCTTTATTATTCTTATATACTACCATATCTTTTCCACTTGACGTCTTTCCAAGAGAATCACCAGACTTAATATCAGGCGTTGATTTTATTCGAGCTTTTCTCTTTTCCCATTCTTTGTCATAATCGATTTTAGCATCACCTTTATCAAATGTGTATGCACCATCCCTACTTGCAGCTGCGTGAGTACCACCTGCTTCACCTGCTGTTGTATCTTTACCAGCTACGTTCACTTTGGTAGTTGATCGCATTTTATGTTTAGACTGGTATTTATCAAACGCAGCTTTATCTTTGAAATCCATTTCTTTCAATTTAGATTCCTTGATTAAGTGTTTGTCTAACCTTGTCAATTCTTGAATAGTTCGATACATTTTTGCTTCTTGAATTCTTGTGGATCGTGGATTTACTGATTCTTTCTTCATCTTATTACCATCTTTATCATAGTTGTTATTATAATCTTCTCTAGTTGTACCAGTGTCGTTAGGAGGTGTCCATATACCAACATGTCTGAACATACCATCACCTGTATTTGTTCTTCCTGAAAGGATACCAGCTAATGTTCGTGAATATTGATCTGGGTCCTGCATAACTGCGTCGTCATAACCTCTAGTTCCATCCTTATAAGCCTCTGGATTCGCTTCGTACTTTTTACCACCTGGCATGTATTCAGCAACTTTTCGTTTGTGTAGATCTGTATGATATGCATCTAGAAAATCTATTGCAGAGTTAATTGTTTCTGTGTCCGCTTTATCTATGGCATCTCTAACAGATTGCACCCACTGGTCATCATCTCTTACACCTGGATACCTTAATTGGCTTTCTACACTAGCTCTAAACTCAGGGGGTGTTGTGATTTTTGTATTCTTAAGTTCTTCAGGATTTTTTCTGTCAGGCATGTGAAAGAGTCGATATCTTTCCTTGTTGATATTTTTATCTGCATCTTTCTTCCATGTATTATGCTTTTTGAAAAGTTTTCTTCTTTCTTTTTTATCTGAGTTATAAAATGCATTTGAACCTTGAGCACCTTTACCACCACTTGCTTCACCTTTTGAACCTTCAACATCTTTACCACCACTTGCATCACCTTTTGAACCTTCAACATCTGTACCACCACCTTGTTCCCCTGCTGTAGTTGATTTACCACCAACTGTTATTTTAGTTGATTTACGTATCTTATTTTCAGCATCATATTTCTGAAAAGCTTTTTGATTTCTGAAATCTAATTCTGTAATAAG